ACACGCCGTTGCCCATGCGCACACTGGGCGACGTGGTGATATAGCTGTTGTTCGCCTCGCGCATGTTGAATATGTTCACCTGGGCCGTGCCGATGGCGGCCCAGGCATCGTTAGGCGGGGTCGCCCCTGGATTGGCGACGCCGTAACCGCTTTTGATCTTCGTCACTGGCATGCCCAGGTATGTCCACTGCACCGGGTTGCCCTGGCTGTCGTTGATTCCGTCCACTGGTGTGGCCGTATCGATGCGCACGATGGCCAACGCACCGCCGCCGATGATTTGTACCTGGTCACGGATCATTATGACGGGGTCGCCGTATAACTGTAGCCAATGACCATGTTAGGGCCATGCGCGTTGGTGCCGCTGCTGACCGTCATGATGGCCTGAAGGTAATCGGTGTCCTTGGCCAGCGCGCTGCTGCTGATCGTGCCCGATTTCGGCGTGATGTCGGCGTCGCTGTGCGTGAATGCGATGGTGGACGATAGGCAGGTGCTGCCAGCCTTATGCAGGTCAAACGTGATCGATGTGCTCGTGCCGGTATCGATCATCCAGGCCTTGACGTACCGAATCACGCCCGCCGCGCAGGGCATGCCGATCGGAAACGATTTGGTTGTCGGCGGTGTGGTGGTCGAATCAAACCCGAAATTGACCGGGATTTCCACCAGGTGGTCGATCTTGTCGTAATCGATCGCGGCGCTGGCCTGGATCGCGGCGTTTGTCACGCTGCCAGATTTGTGCGTCACAGTCGACGCGTTCGCCAGGTTCACCGAACCATTGAATGATGCATCGTCGTTGAATGTGGTGGCCATTTTATGGTTCCTTATAGACTTCCTGCGATGGTTTGGGGTTCCTGGCTGAAATCTGCCGCCTCATACCATTCGACCAGCTTCCTGCCCTCATCGTCGACCAGGTCACTGGGCGGCATCCTGGTGGTCGAGTCGATCCACTCTATGGTCGGATTCCAGCCGTTGCCGTAGGTCGCAGCGACGAACCGAAACGAATATACATAACGCCGGTAGCCGATCGCCAGGTTTGAATACTGTAGAAAAGGGTTCAGCGGCCGCGGCGTCGCCGCCGTGCATAGCCATGAATTGGCGACGTACCCGCGCCAGTCGCCGCTGTTCACCTTACCCACATAGTAATTCGTCAGGTCTGTTGGCTCGGTGTCGCCGATGATGTCCACCACCAGTTCAGTCGAATAGACCGGCTCGGCATCCATCACCGTGACGCTCGGCTGCTGTGGCGGCCCGTCCTGGTAACCGACTGTCAGCGGCTCGCCCGATCGGTCGCTGCTGGTGGTCACCGTCTTGGTTCCGACGCTGTGCGTGGTGCCGATGCCGTCGGGATTGTTTAGCGAGGTTTCAAACTGCTGCCAGGAAACGTCGACAAATGCCAATGTAGGCGCTTCCATGCGGCAGGTGCGGCCGATCACAAACATATTCGACGTGTTCCAGCCGCCGCCGCTTCCCCACGCCTCGCCAGGCATCGGCAGGTCGACGATCGCAGTATGTAAAACATTCATGGTCGCGGTGTCATCTGTTCCGAAATCCGACGCCAGGCCCTCGACCAGGTAGCTGGTGGTATGCGTGCGAACGGCGCCGCCGACCTCGGCGGTGGCCAGCGGCCCATGGGTCAACAGGTTTGGTGTGCAGGTAAATGCCATGTCATCGACTCACTGCTGCGCCGCCTGGCGTCATGTTTTGGAAGTTGCCGCTGATGTCCCCCATGCCCTCGCGCATTCTAATCAGTTGGTGTGGGTCTAACGGTATACCCTGTTCACGTTGCGATTGCAGCGTGCCCATATATTCGGTGTGGGCCTCGATCCGGTCTGTTGTCGACGTAACCCCACCATGACCCACTACCCAGTCGGAGTAATCCATACCGAATTTTACATTCTGCCATCCGAAATTATCCGACAACCACCGCAGCGTCTTGTCGGCAGTTGCGAATACTCGCAGCATCGGCGCCAGGTCATCCATGACCTTTTCAGTGATTCTGCCGATGTCCTTGATGGCCGCTTTTACGTTTTCCGAATCACTGACCCACTCGGCAAACGCTGTGGCTATCTTTTCGACGTGCGGCATCAACGCCACGACCATGACGTTTTTCATGCCCTCCCAGGCGACGCTGGCCATGGTCAGGGCGTCGGCAGTTCGTTCGACGCCGCGGGCGGTGTCCTGGTCGATGGTCGCGCCGATCTTCTGGGCGAATTTCATAATGCGGCCCAGTCGCTCGGCGGACATGTCCAACATGTTGATGACGCTGACACCCTCGGAATCGAATAGCTTGAACGTCAGCCGCACCTGGTCGCCGCGTGTTTTCACGTCGCCCATGGCGTCGGCGATTGCCATGAACTGCCGATCTATACTCAGCTTCGCCAGCTTGCTGGCATCCAGGCCCAGTTCCTTCAGCGCCCCCTGGGCCTCGCCCATGCCCTGCGACGCCTCGGCGACCCGCCGGCCCATGCGCTGCATACCGATATTTAGTTGCTGAATGTCCACCCCGGCCAGCTTGGCCGCGACGTGCAGCCCTTGCAGCCGGCCCACCACGATGCCCAGGCGCTTGGCGAATTTCACCTGGACATCCAACGCCTTGACGTGTGACTTCACGAACAGAAACAGCGCGCCGGCAGTACCGACCACCAGGGCGCCCAACGCACCGACCGCCAGGCCAACGCCCTTGGCCAGTTTGCCGAACTTGCGCAGGCGGGCGCTCGACTTCGACAGCCCGGCGTTGAATGCCTTATTTGATAGGCTCAACACTGCCGACAGCCGACCTATCACTGTCTTAGCCATCGGCGTTCCCCTTGCGTATCGCGTTATGCGTCGCGGCGAACTGCCCGAACCACGCGCCCAGTTCCTCGCCCGATTTTTTCCTGGTGAACAGCTTCGGCATGAAATCTTTCGGCTTGAACTGCCGCCGGCTGCCGCTGGCGTTGGCCACCGTTGCGGCGATGATGCCGGCGTTCAGGTCGCCACGCTCGCGGCCCCAGGGGTCAATCATCCAATAGGCCACCAGTTCCATGAAATCTGGGATGGTACAACGCCGCCGCGCCTCGCTCGGGGTGCATCGCAGAAATTCAGCCACACGCAGCCACATCATGCGCTCGCCATCCTCGGTAATTTTCCCGCCAGTTCCTCCAGGTCGGCGTCAAACCCGTTGATCCGACCGACGGCCTCGATCAGGGCCGACAGCCGGCCCATAGGCACTTTCGCCAGTTGCCCGGCGGTGAACAGCGGCGATTTATCGCCGACGTTCAGCACCGTCACGGCGCACATTTCCAGCGTGGCCGCCGTTTCCTCGTCGACCCGCAGCAACGCGGCGCCGGCTGTCGCCTTCTTTTTGCAGCCCGACAATTCGGCCGCGGTGATGGGCCTGATATAAACCTCGCCCAGGCCCGACACGTCGACCGTTTCGCCGCTGTCATCACTCAACCACTTTTCCAGGTTCATGCTGTCATTTCCTTATGCCACAACGATATCACTGGTCAGCTTCACGGTGAGGCTGGCCGTCATTTTATCCTCTAGCGGCACGCTGAAACTCGCCGACGTAACGAACCCCGCCGCCGTCCAGCTGCCAGAGCCTGGGAAACTCAGCACCACATCGCCGGCAGCGGCGTCGATGCACGAAATCCAGGTGGCGGTGGTCGTGTCCAGGTTCGCTTCGACCGTCAATTCGCCAGCGTCAGTCGGCGACGCTGGGATATAAGACCTGCCACCCGAACTGGAGGTGGCCGCGCCGGTTGCCATGTTGGTCGTTTCGATCGCGTTCCGACTTATGCCGCTCCATGAAATGTCGAGTATTTCGTTTAGCGTCACGCCCGTCAGCGTCAGCGTCGCGCCGTGTCCTGTTTTTGTTGCCATGTTTTTACCCTTCTAAATTAGGCCGCCGGAAACGTCGGCACTGTGGTGGTGTACCAAATGGTTATGTCTATCGATCGTCGCTGTGTGTAGTTCAATTCGCCAGGCCGGTCGTACGATGCTGCCATGCGGTCGCCCTCCAGGCTGATGCCCTCCAGCGACACCGTCGGAAAATCGTCGGTCTGGTAACCGTCCAGGGCCAGACGCAGCACGTCGGCCATGGCGTCGCACGTCGCCACGCTGTCGGCGTAGCAGTCGCACTGCCAGCCCGCGGTGTACAGGCCCGACGCCGCTGCCATGTTGCTATCGCTTTCCAGGCTTATCTGCTGGATCACCAGGTAGGGCATGGGCACGCCCGCCGGCACGCTGGACACATAGACCCGCCCAGCGACCAGGTCGGCCAGGTCGGCCCGTCGCGTCAAGTAGCCGTGCAGGTCGGTGGCCAGGCTCATAGCGTCCCCATGAATGACACACCGCGCCGGGTCTTGGCGGCAAATTTCCGCGTGCCCTTGACCGCGGCACGGGTTCGACGTTCACGCGATCGCCTCGCCGCGTCCGCGGCGGCTTTCGGTATGCGTCGCTTCAGTTCCTCGCCCAGGATGCGTTCCATGCGTCGTTTCGTCGCCGACCAGGCGTTCCGCATGAATGGTTGCGGGCCAGCGCCGTGAACGTCGACATTGTCGAACGGGCCACCGGGCGCTGACAGAGCCTGTTTGTTTTTAGGCTGGATGGTGTGGGCGGCGGTTCCGAATTCCACCAGGTGGGCATAGTTCGCCGGCTCTCGTGATTCGTTGCCGGCCTGGCCGCGGATCGTCGCCGCCGTTTTGCCCGTCACGCGGCGGCGTGGCCCCATCACCTCGACGGCGACACGGCCACCGATCACCTTGTACTTGCGCGTTACTGTCCCCATGGCGTATTTCAGTAGGCCGGTCTGCACCGGCACCCGCGTGCGGGCGCCCTTGACAAAGGGTTTCGACGCCTTTTTCAGCGACGCCGCCAAGATGCTTTCAGATACCTTTTTTTCCAGCATGTTCAGCGCGTCGATGGTCGCGTCCATGCCGGTCAGTTCCAGCCCCTGGCCTATGCGATTGCGGTCTGCCATTACGTTCCATCCACGCGCTCGGTCACCAGTAATTCGGTGACGCGGTGCAGTTCGTCGACATCGGTAACGCGGCTGATTTCAAACATGCGGCCGCTGGTAACCAGTTGCAGCCGCTGCCTATTCGTCGGCGGCGTCGGTGACCAGGCCATGCGTACCACATGCGTTTCTGTGGCCTGGTTCTGGTCGGCGGCGAAGATATCCCGCAGCCGCAGCGGCTCGATGCTCACCCACTTGGGCGCCCCGTCCTGCTGCCAGGCACGCGTCGGCTGCCCGTAGGGGTCGCCCGATTCGGCGGCCGTCAGTAGCACCGCACGGTGCCGCATTGTGTTTGCCGGTAGTTTCATGCGCTGTTCGTCACGTTGCTCGACTGCAATTGAACGTCCAACTGGCTGGTCGTTGTCGCCAGGCCCAGGGCCGTCGTGAACTTGCTGGCCGCCACGTCGGCTTCGCGGCAGATGCCGCCCGCGTTAGCGCTGACAAAATAGCTTCGGCCCTGCACCAGGTTGCCGCTGCCCAAGGTGATCGGCCCGGCCACCAGGTAGCGCACCGGCTGCTCGTCGGCGGCGCCCGATACGGCGATGCCCCTGGCCCTGGCGGTGGTCTGTGCGTCGGCGTCGGCTGGTTTCAGCTTGCCGCCGTCGCTTGCGTCGGCGTATAGCGGTTGCCCTGCGGTGATCGTGGCGCCGGCAATTCCCTGGCCCAGCGTCCAGCCGCCGGCGGTTGCAGGTTGAACCTGGGCCGCGGTGATGGTCACGTCAGCCATTCAACACCTCCACCCTGGGAAACACTTTCAGGTTCTGTATTGCGCTGTCGACATCGATGGGCGTAATGGTTCGCGCACCGCGGCCAGTGATTTCGCCCAGTCCTGGGTTCCAGTACCAATATGTGCCCAGTCGCTGGATCGCGAACCTGGCCACCTCGGGCACGTTTGCCGCGTCGGTGCCGTACCCCGCGACGAATGTCACGGTGATGGCCTCGGTGTCCTGGCGGGCCGCGGGCCAAGATTGCCCGTATTGCAGGACGATCGATGCCGGCACGTCGGTGGTCACTGCCTGGTAAACGTCGGTCGACACGGTCTGGTTAGCGCCGTCGCCGTCCAGGTAGGTGATCGACGTGACCGAAACCAGCGGTGCCTTGGGCATCCAGATGGTGCCCGACGCCGGCCAGGCGTCGAATGTGTACTGCCAGGTGGCGTTGATGAATTGCCGGGCCGTTAGATGCTCGATGTGACGCGTGGCAGAACGCAGCAGCAGCTGGGCGGCGTCATTGTCGTGGTCGCCGTCGATGCGTGCGTGATTCTTGAACGCGTCCAGGGTGACGGGTTCACCTGCCGGCTTGATCGTCTGCGTCAGGCCCATCGGTTGTTCCCTTGGTTTTTCGCTGCCGGCCTCGCCGCTTGCGTGGCGCTGCGTCGGCCGTTTCAACTTCGACGATTTCGGCCACCTTGCGACGAACCCAACGCCAGGCACTCGGTTCGTCCAGGTCGTAGACCTCGCCGACTTCAAACGCTTCGCCGCCTGCGTTGTTGCTCGGCGGCTTGATGAACTTGACCCGCATGGCCATGACTCCAAAAAGCCTGGCGCGCCCCGAAAGGCGCACCAGACCGGAAAAGAGAAGCAGCCCGATCCGTTAGCTAATCGCGCTGGTTGCGTCGGCCACGGCCGCGGCGTAGCGCGGTTCGGTTGCCAGGTAGAGACACGCACCGACCTGGGCGTTACTGCCCACGTCGCCGACACTGGCCTGGATGTGCGTAAACCCGCTCGATACGTCCAGGTCATCGGCGGCGAATTCGACCACCCAGATGGCCTGAACCTCGGCCGACGTGGCGTCGGTGTAGGTGTTCGCAGCGCTTTGCGTGGTCAGCGTGAAGTTGGCCACACTCGAGAGGGTGCCTTGCTTCGTATACACACGCGTGAAATTCAACGCCTTGGACGAAGTACCGGCGGCGTCGGTCGCTTGGGTAACGGTCAGGGTCGGGTCATCGCCCGCCGTGCCGGCAGCCTTAAAAAAGACGATCGCCAGGTTATTGAAATTTTCGACGCTGACCCAGTCGCCGGTATTCGCACCGGTTTGCAGATCGACCGGGACGAACCCGGACACAATTTGAGAATTTTGGACAAATGGTGCGCCCATTTTTTGAATGCTCCTAGTTAGGCTCTGACAGCCAGGGTGACGAATGGGGAAAGCGTGGTGCTGCCATCACGCGGCGAAATTGGCGCCGACAGCCATGGCTGGCCGCCCATACGGAATGAGAACTTGAACGCGGTAACGTCCCAATCGAACCAGAGGTGGATCGATGACGATGACCTGATGCCGCCGCCCTTGACAGGTGCAAGGTACTGGCCCAGGTCGGCCAGGATCACGTCGCCGGCATCGCCCAGGGTTTCGCAGGCTTGCGTCGGGATGACTGGCCGGCCAAAAAGCGTGCCGTAAGGCGCGCCGCTTAGGCCGCCGGCTGGCATGTAAAGCGCTTCGCCCCAGTCGGCAGTCGATGCCCCGGTGTCTAGCTTGCCCTGCTTTTGAAGGGTCAGCAGTTCCGGCTCGACATCCTGGTTGATCAGCCACACCGCGTTCGGCCGCGATGGTGCATACAACCTTGACCACATGTTGATGATGTTCAGCCCGACCACGGTATCGGCCACCTGGCTGCCGACCTTGGCGACCTCGACTTTGCCGCCACTGTTCAGGATGCCCAAAGGCTGGCCTGCACCCGTGCCCTGCACGATCGCTTCGTTGATCTTGTAGGTAAGAACCTCGGGCGCCTTGCGGTTCAGATAGGCCGCCATGGCGCTGTTGTCTTCAAGCAGTTCGTCGGTGACAGGTGCCAGCGCACGCAGCTTGTGCAGCGTGACGCCGACCTCTTGGATGCTCGGCTTCGACTGCGTGGCCTGCGACTGTTCGCCTTCCCAATATGCACGAATACCAGACGACCCCCACGGGGTGCTTTCGTCAGTCGGCACGGTCAGGCGGTTGCTGCCGGTCGTGATTTCATCGCACCGGCCAAGCAGCGAAGATTCGCCGCGGATAAGTTCGTTGATATCTCGCCGGGCGTCGGGCGGCACAGAGAAACCGCCTTCTGAATCGATCGCCTCGTTGGCGCCGTCGGGATCAGCACGCAGTTCGGTACGCAGCCGCTCGTCCATCTGTGGGGCACCTGGCCGGTTCGCGCGTGCCACGGCGTTGGCCCATTCGCCCATATCGCGAAAGCCCCACATGCCCGTGTCGTCGTTCCTGTAGGTGCCGCCGGTGATGCGGGACACGCCCCGCGGTTCGGTGGTCGGCTCCACGTCGGCCGTGCGTCGCCCGGATACGGCGGCGAGTTTTTCGGCCTGGTCGGCCAGCGCCTGCTTCCTGGTTATCTGTTCGTCCAGCTCACGGAATTCGGTCTGGTAGACCTCCAGCCGATCCATGTCGTCGGTGGACAGCTGCCGCCCGTCGGCCTCGGCGGCCGCAGCGATTGCCGCCCCGTTGGCGTGCGCGGCCGCTTGGGCCTCGCGCAGTTCGGTGATATTCATCGGGTTTGACCCTTGTAAAATCGTCGGCGGGTCTCGCCCAAAAAAAGACGCACCGACAACCAGGTGGTTGACGATGCGTGCATGGCTTCGCAGGTACGCAGTTCGCCGTCGCACGATCGTGCGGGCAGCGGTCTAGGCCGCCGGCCGCCCGTCGTGGTTTGGGCAGTTTTCTAAATTATACGCGTTATCGTCTAACCTCCAAGCCCACTAGGTACGTTTTCTGCGACGCGTGCATGGCCAGCAGCGACCGCTGCCGCATCGCTGAATGGTATTCGGTGACTGTCCGGGCGCTTATCTCCGTGCCCGTATACGCTGGATAAGTGACCACCGAAACGTCATGCAGATCGACATCGACCAAGTGGCGCTTGGGCAGGGCGTCGGCTTCGGCTTCCTCCCAGGCCTGGCCGATTACGCTGAACGCAAAGGACATCTGCGACACATCGCCCCGGCGTACAGACTCGGCGATATCACGGCCGACAGTCGTATCTGGCGGCGTGATCGACGCCAGCAGCCCGTGCGAATCCTCGCGCAGTCTCAGCGTGCCGGCAGTCGACCGGCCCAGGATCTTGCTCGGGTCGTGGTCGACCAGGGCGCGAACATCCGGGCCGCTGGCCAGCGTCCTGGTGAACGCCCCACGATCGACGTATTCAAGAAACATGCCGCCGATTGGCTCGCTGGGTTCGTCGAATACAGCGGCGTAACCCTCCAGGGTGGGCAGTTCGCCGCCGCCGGCTCGCAGTTCGGGCACGCAGGCGGCCCGGATTTCGTGGTCGGTTTTCATGGTGTCGGTACTCCTAGCAGTTCGGTCGCTTTGTCCATGATCGCCGCCGCCTGGCGGGGCGATCGCTCGGTAGCCCATAGATCGGCAAGGCCCGACACGTCGCCCGATTCGGATGCCGCGTCCAGGTCGGCCAGGCTCTCGGCGACGTGGTCGCGGGCATAATCGCGGGCCACGGTCGCCACGATAGCTTCGTCCGCGGCGGTGAACGCGTCGCCCCGCACGCATCGTGCCAAGGCACGCACGCAGGGCACGATCGCGTCGGCCACCTCAGCGTCGAAAGTCTCATAGAACGTAAGGCGCTTGGCCGGCAGCTTGCCCCGCTCGTCGGCCTGGGCCATGGCCCGCGCCTCTTTCCGCACGCACCTGTCCAGGGCGTCGGCCAGCGGTTCCAGCAGGTAAACCGAATAGGCACGGGCGTCGCTGTCATCGTCGGGCGGCTCGATGACCGTCACGGGTTCCGGTTCGGGTTCGTCGCCGACATCGTCCAGGGATGTGAGGTTCAGCTGCACCAGGTGTGCGTCGCCGTCATCGATCGGGTTCAGATCCTCGAAACGGCGTATCTCGTTAGCCGACAGCACGCCCATGCGCCACAACTTCTCGTAATAGTCTGCCCGGGCACCCTGGTCGCCTCGCAGCAGCGCCTGCACCGACATCCGCGTGAACAGGGTTCTGCGTGCCGGCGTGCCGATCAGCTTCCGCTGCGCCTCTGATTCCCAGCCGTGTACGCAGGGCACGATCGCGTCGGTGAGAAACTCGATGGCCTGGTGGTCGATATTGCTGAACGTCGCCCTGGATAGGTCGGCGAGCTTATGCGGTGGGACACGATACCAGCGTGCGATTTCATTGACCTGGAATTCGCGGGTTTGTAGGAATTGGGCATCGTCCGGCGGCACGCTTATCGGCTTGTATTGCAGGCCACCTTCCAGCACCAG